TTTTTTATCTTTTGTAAGGATCAATAATTCTGCTTCTTTTGGATGAAGTCCCTGAAGTAAATTGATAAACATCATCTCTCTACGAATTGTAGATAGACTGTTGTTTCCACCTTTTACATAGTGATAAAGATTTTGATATTCTCTACGAAGAGAAGTTCTGCCGCGAGCATTAAGATCCTGTCCAGTAGCAGACTCTCCACCAGAAGCCTCCCTCATCAAATTTTCAGAAAGAGTTCCAGAATAAACAGATTGCTCATCTGCATTTGCATAAGGAACATCTCCTTCAGGAAGAAGAGAGACTACAGACTCATCAAAGTTCCAAATAAAAATAGTTTTTAAAGAATCGTGTTCATAGGTTTTTAAAACTTCAATCTTTTTTACATTTGATTTCTGTTTTGAAGCGAGTTCTAAAATTTCAAATACAAAAGGATTTGGCGGAAGAACATCGATAGTTTCTTCAGTCTTCTTCCTCGTCTTCGTCGGTGTAGTCATAATCGTAATCGTTTTCAAATCGTACAGATACTATTTCGTCAGGTATTACTTGCCCATTTTCGTCAAAGAACTCTGGATGCAAATATGGAGGTTTTGATTCTAACAAATGTCTGTATGTTAACCAACCTATTATACCTCCTACCATAAAAAATAGCAATGTGAACATCGTGACAAATGTTATTACATATGCTGTTTCCATTTTTCTTCTCCAGAGAGTTTATTTTTTCCTAATATCAAAATGAAATTCTATAAAGAAATGAAACTCTCTACGGAAGAGAGAAATCATTTTACCAAACTTCACTTGAAAAGTCTTTGGCGTTGATGATTTTCTCCTCCTATTGCGTAGTAATAATTCAACACCCCGATTAATTTGGGGTTCTGATTTATTTAGTTTGCTTCTTTCGCCGTCCTGGTCTCTTATCATGACTATATCTCCAGGCATCCTCAAGAATACCATGCAGGTAATTTCTTATTTTTCTTGCTTGTGGTTTTGGAATGTGGCCATAACCTTCTCGAAGTTGTTTATGAATCTCATCAGATCCACCCTCAAGGTAATCGTCCAAATCCATCACAAGATTACTTATTTCATTTGCCGTATTACTTTCAATAAACTGTTCAACTTCTACTTTTTTAGTTCCACGAACTTTTAAATAATCATAAAAACTCAAAACAAATTGACCATTAAAAGCATAATCAATTGCTTTTTCAACATCGTTACAAACTTCGTAAAGATTATTATCCATTAAACTAGTTTTTGCTCCTGTAGATATTGAACTGTGTCAGAACAACCACCAATGTGTTGATCATTGACAATCACTTGGGGAAAGGTAGAACCTTCTCCAAACTCAGCATAAAACTCATCGCGAGTAAAATCAGTATTCAATTTGTAGACTACATGCTGTAGTTGTGCCAACTCTAACACCTGTTGGACTTTTGTGCAATATGGGCAACCGTCTTTTGAATAAACTGTAAACTTCATAATTCTTATAAAACTGAAAGTTATTTAGCGTTAACTGGAACTCCTTGTCCTTCAGGTAACCATACTTGCTGTTGAAGTTCTATAGGAGGAAGTTCTTCTTTTGCTGAAGGTAAACCTAATTGCCCAGGAAGTTGTTTATCTGTTGTTGATGTTACGGTAATGACTTGATCCATAATAAACTTTTGCTTTCGATAAGTTCTTTTGTCTTTATCGAATCCAACTAACATCAATGCATCATTTTCTTCGCCACAATGAGCGATTACCCTACCTGTGGTTTTATCTGTGACCACCCAATAATCATACATTTTTTTCTGGTGCTTTTGCTTGATTATAACTCTTTACTGGTGGTCTGTAAAGTCCAGGCCAAGTATCTCTAATAATTTCTGCTAGTTTATATGGCGTAGTTGAAGTTATCATAAGTCTTGCATAACAGATAATATAAACATTAAGATCCCAAAAAGTTGAAAAAGAACTAGAATAAGGAGCATAAAAAAAGGAGTTCAGAGAACTCCTTATATTTATTTTTAGAGTGCGTTTCCTCGCGGCAGAACCTCTTCTGGGAACACAAAGTTCTCATGAGGTTGGTCTACTGGTGCCATCCAGGCACGCAAGCCTTCATTAAGAAGCACATTTTTTGTGTAAAATGTCTCAAATTCTGGATCTTCTGCTGCTCTAATCTCCTGACTAACAAAGTCGTAAGCACGAAGATTGAGAGCAAGACCGATAATCCCGATAGAAGATGTCCAGAGACCCATGACGGGAACAAAGAGCATAAAGAAATGTAGCCAACGCTTATTACTAAAAGCAATGCCGAAGATTTGAGACCAAAATCTGTTCGCAGTGACCATACTATAAGTCTCTTCCTCTTGCGTGGGTTCAAAAGCTTTGAAAGTATTTGACTGTTCGCCATCTTCATAAAGCGTATTTTCTACCGTAGCACCATGAATTGCACATAGAAGAGCACCACCAAGAATACCTGCTACGCCCATCATGTGGAAGGGGTTCAGCGTCCAGTTGTGGAAGCCCTGCAGGAAGAGCAGGAAGCGGAAGATCGCCGCCACGCCGAAGCTGGGAGCGAAGAACCAGCTGGATTGACCCAGAGGATACATCAAGAACACGCTGACGAACACAGCAATGGGCCCAGAGAATGCGATTGCATTGTAGGGTCTGATGCCTACCAGTCGTGAAATCTCAAACTGGCGAAGCATAAATCCAATTAGGCTGAAAGCCCCGTGGAGCGCCACAAAAGTCCATAGTCCCCCAAGTTGGAACCACCTGACGATATCCCCTTGAGCCTCAGGACCCCAAAGTAAAAGAAGAGAATGACCCATAGAATCTGCAGGCGTTGACACAGCTGCCGTAAGGAAATTAGCACCCTCAAGGTAACTAGACGCCAACCCGTGGGTGTACCAGCTTGTAACAAACGTTGTGCCAGTAAGCCAGCCACCAAGGGCAAGATAAGCAGTGGGAAAAAGTAGTAGTCCAGACCAACCCACAAATACAAAGCGATCTCGTTTAAGCCAGTCATCCAGGACATCAAACCATCCTCGTTGTTGAATTGGTTGTGAAAGTGTAGAAGAAGTCATAACCTCCTATGTATTTCTCATATTTATCTTAACATATCGTAACAAGAGGGTCAATGAGTGTTTGTGCTTATCCCCAATAAATTACTGAAAGAGTAAAGGAGACAAACACAATAACTGTGAAGCCCATCATACCTACACCTGCCCAGATAATCCAGGGTTCCATGGGTTCGTAATTGTGATTATGAGACATAAAAAAGAGGGTTGTTACACCCTCTAATTATATCAGTTATTCAATTTTTATCAACCGATTGCAGGAGCAGTCAGAGCAACAGGAGTGTTCTCTACAGCAGCAAGGTCAAGAGGGAAGTTGTGGGCGTTACGCTCATGCATCACTTCCATCCCGAGTCCAGCACGGTTAAGGACATCTGCCCAAGTATTAACCACACGACCCTGACTATCCAGAATGCTCTGGTTAAAATTCAGACCGTTGAGATTAAAAGCCATAGTGCTCACACCAAGAGCGGTAAACCAGATACCTACAACGGGCCAAGCAGCAAGGAAGAAGTGCAGCGAACGGGAGTTATTAAAGGAAGCGTATTGGAAAATAAGGCGTCCGAAATAACCGTGAGCAGCAACGATGTTATAAGTCTCTTCTTCTTGACCGAACTTGTAACCATAGTTCTGTGACTCGTTCTCAGTGGTTTCACGAACCAGCGAGGAAGTAACCAGAGAACCGTGCATTGCACTGAACAGAGAACCACCGAACACACCAGCAACTCCAAGCATATGGAAGGGGTGCATCAGAATGTTGTGCTCTGCCTGGAACACAAGCATGTAGTTGAATGTACCAGAGATACCCAGAGGCATCGCGTCAGAGAAAGAACCTTGACCGAAAGGATAGACCAGGAACACTGCAGAAGCAGCAGCAACAGGTGCGCTATAAGCAACGCAGATCCAAGGACGCATTCCAAGACGATAGGAAAGTTCCCACTCACGACCCATATAAGCATAGATACCGATAAGGAAGTGGAAAACAACCAGTTGGAAAGGTCCACCGTTGTAAAGCCACTCATCTAGGGAAGCAGCTTCCCAGATGGGGTAAAAGTGCAGTCCAATAGCATTGGACGAAGGAATCACAGCAC